CAGAAAAAGGATGGGTTCATCAAGATCTAGAATTTGAATTCACAGCAATAATATACTTAAGCGAACATGAAAATTGCGGAACATCAATTTATATGCCTAAGAAATTTGACAATACAATAATTAATTTAGATAAAAAATTTGAAGCTTACAGAGACGTTAATAACATAAAAGATAAAAATAAATACTTGATTGAGAATAATGAAAGATTTGATAAATCCATTACAGTTAATTCAAAATTTAATAGACTAATGATTTTTGATGGAAGTCATTATCATGCTGCTGAAAAATTTATAGAAAACAATATAGCTGAAGATAGGCTGACTTTAATAACCTTTTTTTCTGATGTTTCTTGTGATAATATAAAATATCCAATACCGCAAATGAGTAGAATATAATATGCCAATAGGTAGATCATCAATGCCACAACAAATAGATGGCAAATTAAGAGGAGCTCGACCATCAAGAGCTATGTTGGCTTATCGTAAAAAATCAAAGAAACCAAATCGCAAATAAGCTAGGTTCTAGACTATTCCGTTGTAGAGTGGTAAAATCTAAAAAATTATACACTTTTGAGGAAAATTATGGCGGACAAGCTAAAACAATTAAGACAAAGAGTTAAAGACTATAGCCAATTTAAAAAAGAAAGAAAAATGGCTGAAGAAGATTATTACAATTTTCGTAATGAAAGAGATAAAATGAATGAACAACTGGATTATGAAGATTTTGAAAATAGAAAATATGGTCTTGAAGTTAAAGAAGGTGGAATAATTAATGAAAAAGAAGAAAAAACTCCAAGCCAAGTTATAAAAGAAAACACTACTAAAGGTGCTGCTAAAATTTTTATAGAAGAAAGAATTAAAGCTAGAAATGAACAAGTTAAGAAAAAAACAGGGCAAAATTACTTTGAATTTTCAGAGGGCGGTGTAACAGATAGTTCTAAAAGTAAATCTAATATGGATTACAATGATAATGAATATGGTTCTAAAAATAAAGAAATGGACGATTATTTAGGAACTTTGATGGATGCTGTTTATGATGAAAAAATCACACCTAGAAAAGCCTCTGATCTATTACAGTATGCTGGAAAAAATTTAACTGCAACTGAAGGTTCTTTTAAAAAAGGAGGAATGGCTATGGACGAATCTATGGCGCACGAGAATAAAGAATCAAAGAAAAAAGAATCAAAAGAAACTAGACTAGAAAAAAAAGGATATCAAGAAACTAAATCTGGAAAAATGGTAAAAGAACTTAAAAAAGGTGGAATGGTTAGAGGTTATGGAGCGGCGATAAAAGGAAGGAATTTTAAAGGTATATTTTAAATGACTACATCAGGAACTACATCATTTAATATGACCATTGAAGAAATGGTTGAAGAAGCATATCAACGATGTGGACTTTCTGTTAATTCTGGTTATGACTTAAAAAGAGCTAGAGTATTACTTAATTTAATATTTTCTGAATGGGGAAACAGAGGAGTTCATCTTTGGAAAGTTGAATTACATGTACAACAATTAACTCAAGGAACTGCAACTTATACAACTCCTAATACTACTAATGATGTATTAGAAGCTTATATTTCATCTACTAATAGTACAACTACTTCTACACAAGATGTATCTTTATCAAAAATAGATAGGTCAACATATGCAGGACTTCCTAATAAAGGACAAGCTGGAACTCCTTCTCAATATTATGTAGATAGACAATTAACACCTACTATTACATTATATCAAGCGCCAGATTTAAATACTTATACATATTTAAAATATTATACGATTCAAAGAATTGAAGATACCGGAGCATATTCTAACACACCAGATGTTCCATTTAGATTTTTACCATGTTTAATATCAGGACTTGCTTTTTATATATCACAAGCAAAAGCACCTCAAAAAACAGAACAATTAAAAATGTTATATGAAGATGAATTACAAAGAGCTTTAATAGAAGACTCTGCTGCTACATCTTTATTTATATCGCCTGCTAACTATTATCCTTCAGGGTCATTCTAATGGGAAGATTTGCTTCAGGTAAAAGATCAATGATGAAATCTGATCGTTCAGGTCAGTCTTTTCCTTATCAAGAAATGGTACAAGAATGGCAAGGATCCATGGTCCATATTTCAGAATACGAACCAAAACATCCTCAGTTAGATCCAAAAGTTTATGGAGCAGATCCTCAAGCTTTATTAAATAATAGAAACCAAGATTTTCAAACACCTAAATTGACAATTGGATCGACTTTAAATAGTAGACTATACGCAGATTCTGGTGGAAGTGGAATGGCAACTGCTTTATTAGAACTTCCTGGTGATTTTGCATTTATAGCAACTGGAATGATTCCAGCAAATCCTGATCAACAAGCTAAAGGAAGACGAGCTTTAATTGAATTAGCAAACGTAACAGTGGTGATATCATAATGTCTATAACATATTCAAATTTTTTAACGCAAGTAAGAGATTATACTGAAGTTGATAGTAATGTATTAACGGATAGTATTATTCAAGGATTTATTAGAAATGTTGAAATAGATGTAGCTAATAAAGTAGATTATGACGATTTAAGAAAATATTCTACTTCTACATTTACAGCTAACAATAAGTATTTAACTTTACCAGCTGATTGCATAATCGTAAGATCTATGTTTGTAGCAGAATCAGGAACATTAGCGAGTGGTACTGTTTCTTATTTAGATAAAAGAGATCAAACTTTTATAAGAGAGTATAATGGTTCTAACGCAACAGGGGTTCCAAAATATTGGGGAAATTGGGATGAATTAACTGCTCTTGTTGCACCGACACCGGATCAAGCATATCCTGTTCAATTAGAATATATTTGTGAACCTCCTCAATTTACATCTACGAATACTACTTATTTATCTACGTATAATGAAAATTTAATGTTATATGGAGTATTAACAGAAGCTTTTTCATACTTAAAAGGACCTATGGATATATACAATTTGTACAAAGGGAAGTATGATATAGAGATTCAGAATTTTGCTCTTCAACAAATGGGTAGAAGACGCAGAGCTGAGTACGACGATGGAGTTCCAAGAATTAAAATTGATTCTCCATCACCATAATAATTTAAGGAGACTATAATGGCTATAACAACAAACGCTATCTGTAATTCTTTTAAAAGAGAAATACTGCAAGCAACTCATAATTTTGGTACAACATCTGGAACTGGAAATAAGTTTAAGATATCAATGTATACAACTAGCGCAACGTTAGGTGCTTCAACAACGTCTTATACATCAAGCGGACAAGTAACTTCATCTGGATACACTGCTGGTGGTAAAGCACTTGTTAACAGCGGAACATCTTTAGCTTCTGGTGTTGCAATTACTAACTTTTCAAACGTATCTTGGACAGGTGTTACATTATCTGCAAGAGGCGCTTTAATTTATAATACATCAGCTTCGAATAAAGCTATCTGTGTATTAGATTTTGGTGGAACTAAAACTGCTACTGCTGGAACATTTACAATTCAGTTCCCAGCTTACACAACTAGTGCCGCTATATTAAGAATTGGTAACGCATAATAGATTGAGATTATGAAATGGCTTTCATCTCATGGGGACAACTAAACTGGGGCACTGGTAATTGGGGACTTCAAGAAGAAGTAACTGATGGCTGGGGTGCTTTAGGATGGGGAGACTCTCCATGGGGCGAAAGCAACAACGCAAACGTCACACTAACAGGAAGTAGATTAAACACAAGCATTGGATCTGTAACAGCTGAAGGAATTATTGGTGAAGGCTGGGGAGGAGATGCTTGGGGTTTAGGTACGTGGGGAATTGGAGTCGTAGACGCCAATGTTAATGTAACTGGATCAAGATTAAATGCTAGACAAGGTTCAGCAGTCGTTGAAGTAAATACACCTATATCAGTTACTGGATCAAGATTAAATGTTGCACAAGGATCTACAGTTACTCAATCAAATGCAAGCACTACATTAACAGGTCAACGATTAAATGTTAATACAGGAAATCTTCAAATAACAGGTAATGCAAATGTACCTGTATCTAGTAATAGAATTGTTGTTACTTATGGTGCAGTAGATATACAGATTGATGGAAACATAAGTATAAATATTGAAGATGAAAAACATTTAGATGTACTTGTAGGTAATGTTTCTTTACAAACTAGTTCTAATATTTCAGTAACTGGATCAAGATTAAATACTTTTGTAGGTCAAGCAGCTGGAGGTACAATACAACAAGTTCCAGTAACTTCAGCAGGAATATTAATTACA